ACGCGTTTAAATCAATTATAAAATAATGCCTAAATCTAATAAAGACATAGCTCTACAAAAAATAGAATCTCACGAAAAACTTTGTCGTATAATGCAAAAACAAACTCAAGAATCCATTAACGGCCTTCAAGGTCAAATTAATAGAATAGAAAGAATATTATTAATATCAGCAGGTGCCTTAATGTCTGGTATGGCAGGTATTATAGTTACTTTATTGCAGAAACTTTAGATCCAATCTTTAAGTTCTTCTCCCATAACTTCAGTTGCAATATTAACTTTATCACGTAAAGCTTTTACAATTTTTTCATCAATAGTATCTTCAGCAATAATATCTACATAAGTCATTGGTTTTTCTTGACCAATACGATCAATACGAGCTTCTGATTGTTGTCTTTTTTCTAAATCATATCCATTAGAATAATAAACCATAGTAGATGCACCAGTTAATGTAATACCATAACCACCCGTTTGTGGTGTACCTACAATAAATCTAACTTCTGATTCTGTGTTTTGAATTTCTCTAATAGCTTTTTGTCTATCTTCAGTGCTAGTATCACCATAATAAGTTACAACAGATTCTTCACCATATTCTTTTTTAATTGCTTCAACAATACAAGCAATGTCATGTCTATAATGAGCCCAGATAACTGCTTTACCTTCTATTTCATCAAGAACTTGCATTAACTGATCAAGTCTATTTGATTTAACTTCTTGAACAGAACCATCATCTGCTTTGAAATGACCACAAGTAATTTGATGGAGTCTCATCATTTGAGTAATGACTGTTGCAGTAGTTGTAACTTTACCATTTAAATGTGCAAGTGCTTACAGTAGTTGTAACTTTACCATTTAAATGTGCAAGTGCTTGCTGTTTCATTTGAGTATATAATTTTTTCTGTTCATCAGTAAGTTGTATAATTCTTTTCATGTAAGTTTTTTTCGGAAGATCTAAACAATCATCTTTTAAACATCGATAAGAAAAAGGTTTTAATTTTTCTGAAAGTTCTCCTAAATTTCTATACCCAACTACTATTTGTATTTGACGACCGGATACATTTATGGATCTCATTTTTGCATAACGAACTCTAAATGCATAATAAGATTGTTGATCAAGTAACCAAGGATCTAAAAAATAACATTGTGCAAATAAATCTAATGGGGATTTAGTTACTGGAGATCCTGTTAATATTCTTTTGTATTTTACTTTTGCACCTAGTTCTACAATTGATTTTGTTCTGATTGCACTAGGATTTTTTATAGTTGTTGATTCATCAATAGCCATTAAAGTTCTATGACAAGATAAAAATTTCCAAGCAAATAACTTACCTTTTTTTGTAGACAAAGCCTCTACATTCATAATTAATATTTGTAAATCTTCTGTAGTTTTAAATAAACTTTCTAATTCTTTTTCTTTTTTCTTACCACCATTAGATTCCCAAAGTACAACATCTTTTTCGATATGGTCTGGCATATGATTAGGTATTTCTCCATCATACCAATTTTTATAAACACCTTTAGGTGCAATAATTAATGCACCATTTATTTTACCTTTATCATAAAGCATGGATATGTTATCAATTAATACTTTTGATTTACCAGTACCCATCTCCATAAAATAAGCAAAAACAGACTTATCCCATGACATTTCTAATGCTTTTAACTGATGCGCAAACGGCTTAGTTTTAAATTTGTAGTTCATAATATTTTCTTCTTTCTGTTGAAACCCCATATCAAATAATATATAAGAAGTCAAGAAATTATGAAAAATAAAGTTTATGTAATCCAGGATGTACCTGGTAGTAGAGAAGGTCGTCCTAAAATAAATATTATAGGCGCATCTGAATTTGGAGAATTAAAAGTTTTATTACCAGAGAACGCACAAATTATTTTAAGTGCCGGTCCATTAGTTTTTAAATTAAGAAAATTATTAACAAATTATACACAAGAAGATTATTTATTACTTACAGGTGATCCTGCAATAATTGGAGTTGCATGTTCAATAGTTTCGGATATAACAAATGGAAAATATAAATTATTAAAATGGGACAAACAAGAAAGAAGATATTATCCAATTGAAATTGATTTATACCAAAAAGAATCCTCTTGACAATTTAGTTTATAGGATTATATTAGAAAGAAATAGAAAGGTTATATTATGAGTGTAAATTTTAGAGAAGATAAAATTGATCAAATCAAAACAGTTGCTAACCCAAATGAATTAGCAAATAAAGTTCAACAGTTAAAAGATTTAGAAGACGAAATTGCAAACGCAGAAGATTCTGTAAAAAAATTAAAAGAAAAAGCAAATATACTTTCTCAATTTGAGATTCCTCAAATGATGGAAGAAATGAATATCAAAAAATTAAAGCTGAAAGATGGAGAAACAGTTGAAGTCTCCAATTTCTATAGTGCATCTATTGTTGATGAAGATGCAGCTTTTAAATGGCTTCGTGAAAACGGTCGAGGTGATATTATTAAAAATGATATTACCGTTACCTTTGGTCGTGGCGAAGATAACAAGGCGGCACAATATGCTGTCCTTGCTAAAGGTCAAGGATACGAACCTGTCCAGAAAGTGGGAGTCCATCCTCAGACCTTAAAAGGAGTAGTCAGGGAGTGTAATGAGTCTGGAATCAAACTTCCTGATTGCTTTAAAACTTACGTGGGTAACCGTACAAATATAAAAAGGAGTTAAACATGGAAAACAATGTAACAACTAAAAAAACGGCACAAGCACCGTCTACTATTTTATTTAGAGACGATGCACACAAAGGTTTTGAGAACGTAAGACAAGAATCTCTTGCATTACCAATCTTAAAACTTTTACAAAACGGTTCAGGAGAAGCACAGAAACGTAATCAAAATTATGTTGAAGGTGCAGAACCTGGAATGTTTTTAAATACAGTAACTAAAAAACTGTATGATGGTGATGAAGGAATTAGTGTAATTCCTTGTTACTATAAAATGGAATACCAAGAGTGGGCAGAATTTGGTACTGGTTCAGGTAGACCAGAACAAATCTTTCCTGCAGACTCTGATATTTTATCTAAGACTACTAAAGATGGTGGTAAAGATAGATTACAGAATGGTAATTACATTTTAACTGTACATCAAAACTTTGTAATTATACTTGGTAAAGATGGAAAAGCAGAAACTGCACTTATTTCTATGAGTGCATCTCAAGGCAAAATTGCAAGAAAATGGCAATCACTTCAAATGTCTCAGACTATGAAAGATGAACAAGGGTCATTTACACCTGCATCATTTGCTTTCTCTTACAAACTAAGTTCTGTATTAAACTCTGGTAAAGGTAATCAGTGGTATGGTTTTTCAATAGAGTCAGAAGGACCAGTTCAAAACGCTGAGATTTATCAAAGAGCTAAAGATTTCCATGATAGCATGGACAAACAAAACAGATAATTGCCACATTTGGGCGCTACGTTTGTGGCGCCCAATTTAATTTTAACTGAGGGAAAATGATAGAAAGATTAAAAGATATATTTAAAGGTTTAGAAAGTGCGCATGGTATCACTTTTAAAACTCAAGAAATTAGACATGATGGTAAAAATGAAGTTAGAGTTAAAACTATAAGAGAACCTGTAACTAATGAGTTATGGGAAAAGCATTTAAAAGGTGAAGAACCTGGTCTTGGTATTATACCAATCAATGAAGATAATAAATGTCAATGGGGTGCAATAGATATTGATACCTATCCTTTTGATCATTTAAAATTAATTAAAAAAATTAGAGAAAAACATTTACCATTAATAGTATTTAGATCTAAATCTGGTGGTGCTCATATTTATTGTTTTGTAAAAGGATTTGTTGCAGCATCTTTAATGAGACAAAAATTACAACTCATGGCATCTGCATTAGGTTATGCTAAAGCAGAAATATTTCCTAAACAATCTAAAATTATGGCAGAAAAAGGTGATGTGGGTAATTTTTTAAATATGCCTTATCATGGTGGAGATAGAACCGTTAAATATGCAATAGATGATGAGGGTAATTCTCTAACTATAGAAAATTTTATAAAATTATATGATGAATATGTTTTAGAAGTATCACAATTTAAAGATTTATTTATAAATAAAAAACAAGAAAAAATTAAAGAAGAATTTCCAGATGGTCCACCATGTTTAAATACAATTATTAAAAATGGTCCTATTATAGAAGGAAATGGAGATGTTGCAGCATCCGGTCGCGATAATGGTTTATTTAATATTGGAGTTTATGTAAAAAAATCTAACCCAATAGGTTGGGAAGACAAATTAGAAGATTACAATACAGAAAAATATATAAAACCACCTTTAAAATCTACAGACATACAAAGGATTTTAAAACAATTAGATAAAAAAGATTATGATTATAAATGTAAAGATAAACCTATTTGTAATTTTTGTGATGAAAGACTTTGTTATACAAAACAATATGGAAAAGGTGGGGATGTTCGAATGCCTGCAATTACAGCAATTAGAAAATACGAATCCGATCCACCAATATTTTTTGTAGATATAGATGAAGAAACGGTTGAAGTAGATGCACCTACACTACATGATCATGAAAAATTTAGTATTGAATGTATGACAGAATTAGGAATGCCATTAATTCCTGTTGCTAAATTAGTATGGAGAAAACAATTAGCATCTTTAATGAAGAACATGGCAACGATCGAAGCTCCAGATGATACTAAAAAAGATATACAATTAAAAGAATTGTTAACAACCTTTATCAGTCGAGATGGTAAGTCTATGGAAGATGTATTAAAAAGAAAACCTTACACACAAAATGGTGTTAGTTATTTTAAATTTAAAGATTTCTGGGCATATGTAATTAAACAAAAAACATGGTCTGAAAAAAAATATCCTAAAAATAAAACCATAAGATTGTTAGAAGATTTGTTTAATGCAAAAACAGATGTTGTAAAAATTACAGTAGGTAAAGAAGAAAAAAGTGTAAAAGTTTGGACTGTAGAAAAAATAGAAGTTGAGAAATACATACCAAAAAGAATAGAAAAAAAACCAGCAGCGTTTGAATGAGAACCGTAATAGCAGGACCACCAGGTACAGGAAAGACACATACTTTGATACATAAACATTTACATAACGAACTAATTAATCATAAAACTGATTCTAAAAAAATTTGTTATATTACATTTAGTAATGCTGCAGCTAATGAAGCAAAAGATAGAATAAAAAAAGAATATCCAACGTTTGAATTTGATTGGATTTGTACCATGCATTCAATGGGAACTAAATTATTGAGTATTGATACTCCTACTCAGTTACTAAAAGGCAAAAACTGGAATGCATTTAAAAATAAATATGGTCACAATGATTTACATTTTGAAACAAAACAACATGAAAATGGTTTCAATGAATATAAAAATCAATATATGCAGATTATTGAATATTCAAGATGTAAAAAAATTAAATTACAAGATGCAGCAATAGAATTGGATCTAATAGATTATATTAGTGAACCTTCATTAGAACAAATTAATCAAGATATATTAGATTATAAAAGAGATTATAACATGTATGAATTTTCAGACATGATTTCCAAGTTTGTTGAGAAAAAATTATGTCCTTCCCTCGACTGCGTTTTTCTCGATGAAGCCCAAGATCTAAATCCCTTGCAATGGGAAATGTTTTTTTACATCGAATCTTGTTGTAAAAGATCTTACATTGCAGGGGATGACGATCAGGCTATCTATTCATTTCAAGGGGCCGACCCTAAAACATTTATTAACCTTGAAGGGATTCCCGATCATCAAACACAATCACGAAGAGTGCCTAGAGCAATACATAAGGTTGCGTTATCTATTTTAGATAACATTGATGAAAGAAGAATTAAAACATGGGAACCTAGAAAAGCAGAAGGTAGAGTCTTTGAAAATTTAGAACTAGAAGATTTAGATTTTAGTTTTGGACAATGGATGATTTTAACTAGGACCAATGAACAAATGAAAAATCTGGTGCCCATGTTGCAAGAAACCGGTTATAGATTTGATTGTAAATTCAATGATTTGTTGCCCACTGAAGCACTAAAAGCAATTAATGATTGGCGACGATTAAATAGAGGTGCAAGCATATCCGGTGAAGAAGCAAGAAACATTTATGAATATTTAAAGTACGAAGAGGGCGACGTAAAATACGGATTTTCTGGTGGCAAATCTCTAGTCAATGTAGACTCGGTTGATATGGATGAATTAAGATTAGAACATGGTCTGATTGCATCTGGAGGTTGGGATGCATTACGATTTAAAGATTATCAATATAATTATATCAAGGAACTTGTGGCGAGCGGCGAGGATCTAGATAAACCGGCAAGAATAAAATTATCTACTATACATTCTGTAAAAGGAGAGGAAGCAGAAAATGTAGTTTTATTTACAGATTTAGAAAGAATTATTTACGAAGCAGCTCAAGTAAATAAAGACACTGAACATAGATTATTTTTTGTTGGTGTAACAAGAGCAAAAGAAAATTTATTCATAATGAATCAAGGTTATGAATATCAATACAACATAGGAGAAGAAATAATATGACAAATAAAGGTATGTTTGATGGAGCATTTCCACAAGATAAGCAAATAGGCGGGAGTCACTACAAAGACTTTCACATTCAACCATATGAATTTATATCAAAGAATGATTTATCTTTCTTTCAAGGAAATGTAATTAAGTACGTGTGTAGATATTTAAATAAAAATGGTATACAAGACTTAGAAAAAATAAAACGACCTTTCTTTTTTTCAGGGGAACGTTATAAAGTACGTGTGTAGATACTTGAATAAAAACGGAATTCAAGATTTAGAAAAAATAATTCATTATTGTGAATTAGAAATTAAAAAGATGAAAGATACAGGTAAAAAGAAGTGAATATGTTTGCAGTTCATGATTTGTGTTTTTATACATTAATAACTTATTTTTTTTGGAGTAGATTAATATGATTTTTCAAGCACAAACAGAATGGACTTGTCCAGAACATTTTCCTGATTTAAGTCAAGCAAAATATATTGCAATTGACTTAGAAACTAAAGATCCTAATTTAAAAATAAGAGGATCAGGGGCAGTTATTGGACAAGGAGAAATTATAGGTATTGCTTTAGCAGTAGATGGATGGTCTGGTTATTATCCAATAGGACATAGAGAAGGCAACTTGGATAAAAGAATTGTTTTAGATTACATAAGAGAAGTTTGTGCAACAGATGCAGTTAAAATATTTCATAATGCAATGTATGATGTTTGTTGGTTAAAAGCATATAATATAAAAATAAATGGATACATCGTAGATACGATGGTCATGTCATCATTAATTGATGAAAACAGATTATCTTACACATTAAACAGTATTTCTTATGAATATTTAAGAGAAGTAAAAGATGAAAAAGGTTTAAAAGAAGCAGCTGAAGCTGCCGGTGTAGATGCTAAATCAGAAATGTATAAATTACCTGCAATGTATGTTGGAGCTTATGCAGAAAAAGATGCAGAACTTACTTTAGAATTATTTAAAGTTTTATCTAGAGAAATAGATAAACAAAATTTAAATAACATTTTTGATTTAGAAACTAATTTATTTCCATGTCTTATTGATATGAAATTTAAAGGAGTAAGAGTAGATGTAGAAGCAGCACACCAATTAAAACGGTCAATGGTGAAAGAAGAAGAAGCGTTATTATTAGAAGTAAAACGAGAAACAAATATTGATACACAAATATGGGCAGCGAGGTCCATCGCGCAAGTCTTTGACAAACTCGGTTTACATTACGAAAGAACCTTGAAATCACAAGCACCCTCCTTTACTAAAAATTTTTTATCTGAACATAGACATCCTTTAGTTAAAAAAATTGCTAAGGCAAGAGAAATTAATAAAGCTCATACAACTTTCATTGATACAATACTAAAACATGAGCATAGAGGTAGAATTCATGCGGATATTAATCCAATAAGATCAGATCAAGGTGGTACGGTGACCGGGAGATTTTCTTATTCTAACCCAAACTTACAACAGATTCCTGCAAGGAATAAAGATTTAGGACCTAAGATTAGATCTTTATTTATTCCAGAAGAAAACCATACTTGGGGTTGTTTTGACTATTCACAACAAGAGCCAAGATTGGTTGTACACTATGCAGCAACAACAGATCCAATTATGTATGATGATTCTGTTGCAAATATTGTAGAAAAATTTAAAAGTGATTCTGTAGACTTCCACCAAACTGTTGCAGACATGGCAGGAATATCTAGATCACAAGCCAAAACAATTAATCTAGGTCTATTTTATGGAATGGGTAAAGCAAAATTACAGGCCGAGTTAGGTTTATCTACTAAAGCAGAAGCAGAAAATTTATTTAATCAATATCATGAGAACGTACCTTTTGTCAGAGAATTAATGAATAGAACTTCACAACATGCTCAACTATCAGGATCTATTGGAACTTTACTTGGAAGAAGATGTCGATTTGATAAATGGGAACCTAATACTTTTGGTATGCATACACCAATGACTTTAGAAGAAGCTGAAAGAACTTATGGTAGAGGAAGAATCAAAAGAGCATTTACATACAAAGCTTTAAATAAATTAATTCAAGGCAGTGCTGCTGATATGACTAAAAAAGCAATGTTAGATTTATATAATGAAGGCATTATACCGCACATACAGATACATGATGAACTAGACATCTCGGTAGAGTCAGAAGAACAAGCTAAAAAGATAATTGAAATTATGGAGAATGCTGTTACACTAGCGATCCCAAATAAAGTTGATTATGAATATGGCAATACTTGGGGTGAAATACATGGGTAAATATTATGGCATATTTAAACGCGAACATCCCTCCAATTTATTGCAAAATAAGGAAGGAGTATTTGTATGACTTTAAAGAACATCATGGTGAAAGTGAAGACTGCGTGGTCTTCGGTTTGGCAAGCATTAGCGGGAAGGCGCTCTTATTTCATATTATGTTACCGAATGGTGCGGTCTTTTATAGATTGCCTATCAGCGCGTTTTTCCAAAAACGTTTTTCTAGATCCGAAGTGCCAGATATGTCAGTCGACGAATTACAATTGTGGAATTGTTTTAGTTATTATCCTAGCGTGCATTGCTTTGATTGGTTGGCTGGTGTAGACGGAAAGTACATTGGTAAAGATAAAAAATTCTATAAAGGACAATATTTATTTACTGTTGACTGGGCGCATCCAGAGTCTAATATATTGAATGTTGAGCATAGTGAAATTCCTCAAGAACATAAGTGCGCGCATATATTGGCTCTTAATAACGGGAATTATGCAGCTCAGCCTAATAATCGTATTTTGTGGCACATTAATAGTTATACTACTGATAACAGCTGGCCTGATTATAAAGTCCAAAATACAGTTTGGGATTGCGAAGGTTCGGATTGGGTTACAGAAGATTCGGATAAAATGTTCTACGAAATAGAACCAAAGGAGGAAAAATGAATTTTAAATGGGATTTGAAAAAACAAATGGACAATAGAAGAAAAGAAGAAGCTGCTAAAGCTCAACTTCGTAAAAGAAGTAAGGACTCTATTGCTAGACCAAAAGCGGAGAAGAATATTACATCTAACGATCCAAGACTTCAAGGAATTTAATAATGAAAAAATATTGTAGTATTTGTAACCATAGGTGTCATTGTGTAGGTCAAGGTTATTATGTATCTAGTAATAAATGTGATGCCTGTATTTGTGATGGCTGTGATTGTGGTGGCGTGGTGCTAGGAGCAAAAGTTAAAAAAACTTTTTGGCAAAAAATTAAAGATTGGTTATTTTAATGTTTGACAGATTCATGTATAAATTTTGCGATATAATCGATAATGTTTTTTCTAAAATAGAAACTATAGCTATTAATACATCTACATGGTTATGGAATCAAAGAGTAAAAATTTTAAGAAAAAAACGAGGGAGAAAAAAATGAAACAGTGCAAACAGTGCCAGAAAGAATTTGAAGTTAAAGATTCATTAGATGAATTTGAATTATTTTGTAGTAAAGAATGTAAAGAAGAAGCATTAGCAGAATTAGATTCCGATTCTGATGAGTGTCTATCATGTCAATAAAAATAAATGAAAACACAAGTATCGGTCTTCCGTTACGTAATTTAATAGGACTGATTGCAGCTGTGGTAGTAGGCGCATGGTTTGCTTTTGGTGTTGTTGAAAGACTCAATGCTCTTGAGACAGCTAATAAATTATTTGAACAAGATTTACTTGAAGCATCAGCGCAGAAACCAATTGATCAAGAACAATTTATGTTATTAGAACATATAGCAGAAGGATTAGAAAAATTAAC